AAGTATAGATAACACCAGCAGAAAAAGGGTTTCAATAGTCGGTGCGGAAAAAGTTTTAAAATAAATATAAAAATAACGGTACAGTCTACCAATTAGATTATTTTCGTTGTATAATAAGTCTGACGTACAAGGTCACTCTCTTTCGTATAGTTTTGTGTGCAAACTTATTATACATGAGAAAGTACCTTGTGCGTTATTTTATTTTTTAAAAAGTTGTAAAGTGGTGTTAAAAGCATTAATGAGAGAAAAATTAAATTCCGATGAGTTTCTGAATTTTGAAAAATTGTTAAATGAGACAGGAAATACTGCTTTTGTTGAGGAAATGGAATTTTTAGCAGATCGCAATTCTATGAACGAGCATTTATGGGAAGAATGTAAATAAGAAAACAATATAAATGTACAAGAAACTTAGCATGTAGGGATAATTGAATATAGCTTTTGAGTGGCATCGGTGCAATATCTGGTGCCTTTGTTGTGTAAAGAGTCGAGAAATCGGCTCCTTTTTCTTGCCATAAAATGAAGGGAGGTTCGGTATGGCTGCATCGAGAATTAAAGGTATCACCATTGAAATCGGCGGTGATACCACGAAACTTCAAACAGCATTAAAGGGTGTTAATACCGAAATCAGGAATACGCAGGCACAGCTTAAAGATGTGGAAAAGCTTCTTAAGCTGGATCCTGGTAATACAGAGCTTTTGGCGCAGAAGCATAAGCTGCTTGGGGATGCGGTTAAGGAAACTAAGGAAAAGCTGGAAACCTTAAAGACTGCTGCGGAGCAGGCAGAAAAGGCATTAAATGATGGAACGATTTCCAAGGATCAGTATGATGCTCTGCAAAGAGAGATTATTGAAACTGAGAATGAGTTAAAGAGATTGGAAGAGCAGGCGAATCAGTCAGCTACGGCGTTGCAGAAGATCTCTGCGACGGGTGAGAAGTTAAAGGATGTGGGTAGTAACATTGAAGGGGCAGGAAAGAAGCTTCTTCCAGTTACGGCTACTGTGACTGCGCTTGGCACTGCTTCTGTGAAGACTGCAGCAGATTTTGAAGCTGCCATGAGTAAGGTGGCGGCAGTATCCGGTGCAAGCGGAAAAGAGTTGGAAGACCTGACTGCTAAGGCCAGGGAGATGGGAAGCAAGACGAAGTTCTCTGCATCGGAGGCGGCTGAGGCTATGAACTACATGGCGATGGCTGGCTGGAAGACAGAGGACATGCTTTCCGGTATTGAAGGTGTGATGAACCTGGCGGCTGCTTCGGGAGAAGATTTGGCTACGACTTCTGATATCGTAACGGATGCGCTTACTGCCTTTGGTTTATCGGCTCAGGATTCGGGGCATTTTGCAGATGTGTTGGCGGCGGCATCAAGCAATGCGAACACCAATGTATCAATGATGGGTGAGACCTTTAAGTATTGTGCGCCGATTGCAGGTGCTTTGGGGTTCTCGGTGGAAGATACGGCGGAAGCCATCGGTCTTATGGCAAATGCCGGTATCAAGTCCACTCAGGCAGGTACTTCCCTTCGAACCATTATGACAAATCTTTCCGGAGAGGTTAAGATTTGTGGGGAAAACATTGGTGAGGTGACAGTTGCTACCACCAATGCAGACGGTTCCATGAGGGATTTGTCAGATATTCTGGCTGACTGTAGAACCGCTTTTAGTGGTTTGTCAGAATCGGAGAAGGCTGCGGCTGCAGAAAGTCTGGTTGGAAAGAATGCCATGTCAGGTTTCCTTGCACTTATGAATGCAGGAGAAGGAGATATTGCGAAGCTCTCAGGAGCGATAGATAACTGTAACGGTGCTGCACAGAGTATGGCAGACACCATGAATAATAACCTGGAAGGTCAGCTCACTATACTGAAATCTCAGTTGCAGGAGCTGGCCATTTCTTTTGGGGAGATTCTGTTACCGGCGGTGAAAAAGATTGTTGGATGGGTGCAGGGATTTATTGATGTACTAAACAGTTTGCCGGACGGTGTAAAGGAAACCATTGTGACGGTTGCACTGATTGCTGCGGCGCTGGGCCCAGTACTGGTCATTATTGGCAAAATCATTACGGCAGTGGGTACGATTATGACCATTGTGCCAAAGGTTGTGGGTGTGATTAAGGCAGTAAAGACTGCGTTCCTGGCACTGAATGCGACCATGCTTGCCAATCCGATTGTGTTGATTATTGCAGCCATTGTAGCCTTGGTGGCGGCATTTATCTATCTTTGGAATACCAATGAGGAATTCAGACAGTTCTGGATTGATCTCTGGGAGGATATCAAAGAGATTGCGGTTGCTGTGTGGGAGGGATTGAAGGAGTTCTTTTCTGCAGCATGGGAAGCAATCAGAACTACAGCTGAAACGGTATGGAATGCAATTGCTGGATTCTTTACTGGGTTATGGGAAGGAATCAAGAATGTGTTTACTACAGTAGTGAATGCGATTTCCTCATTCTTGAGCACTGCATGGAATACGATCCAGATGGTTGCGACTACGGTCTGGACAGCTATTTCTACATTTTTCAGTACGATATGGAATGGCATAAAGACTGTGGTGACTACGGTTGTTACGGCAATCAGTACATTCCTGACTACATCCTGGAATACAATCAAGACGGCGATTACTACTGTACTGAATGCTATCAAGACGGTATTTTCTACAGTTTGGAATGCCATCAAAAATGTGGTTACCACAGTGATAAATGGCATCAAGAACACCATCATGACGGTATGGAATGGCATCAAGAATACGGTGGCTACCGTTGTGAATGCCATCAAGACGACGGTGTCCACTGCTTTTAGTAGCATGTGGAATGGGATTAAGAATACCATTTCCGGAATCTATAATACCATCAAGAATGGATTTACCAATGCGGTGAATTTCATTAAGAATCTGGCTGCTTCGGCGTTCAGCTGGGGAGCGGATATCATCAATGGAATCGTGAATGGTATCAAGTCCTGTATCGGCAAGGTGAAGGATGCGGTATGCAGTGTGGCTGATACCATTAAGTCTTTCCTACATTTCTCTGTTCCTGATGAAGGACCTCTTACGGAATACGAGAGCTGGATGCCTGACTTTATGTACGGACTGGCTAAGGGTATTGAGAAGAGCAAGGGAATGGTCAAGGATGCGGTCAGTGGACTTGCTGCAGATATGGTGGTCAATCCTCAGGTGAATGCAGGTCAGATGGCAATGGCAGGTGGCGGTTCTGTATCCAGTGCAGATATGAGTAGTTTTGTATCTGCGATTAAGGATGCGGTTTCTTCAGTAGGCGGTGGCAGTGGTGACATTGTAATTCCTGTGTACCTTGGCGGTACGATGTTGGATGAAGTGATTGTAAATGCCCAGCAGAGAGCAAATCTAAGAAGTGGAGGGAGATAAACGATGGCATTTTTTCAGTATTTGAATTTTGACGGCGTGGATCTTCCTCTGCCGGATAGTTATGAAGTGGATATGACAGATAAGGAAGCAGACAGTGGTGGAGAGACAGAGGCAGGAACCACGCAGAGGGATGTGGTGAGAACTGGTGTTATTACGATATCTGTTTCCTTTTCTGTTACCCAGAAGTGGCTAAGGTTACTTACCGGGTATAAACAGCAGGAGAAGATAAGAGTTGGATTCTTTGACCCGGAGACTGCAAGTGTGAGACAGACGGAAATGTATGTGGAAGGGTTCAAGGCAAAGCTTAAGAAGGATACAAGTTATAAGGGGCTGTGGATTGTGAGTTTTATATTAAAAGAATTATAAAAATATTTGAAAATAGATGTTGACTCCTACGTTACGTAATAGTTTATATTAACATTATCAAGTGAATGGAGGATACAACAATGATGACAGTACATGAGGTGAGTAAGCTTGCCGGAGTGAGTATACGCACTCTGCAATATTATGACAAGATCGGTCTTTTACATCCGACGGGATATACCGATGCTGGCTACAGACTGTATGACGATACAGATTTGGAGCGCCTTCAACACATCTTGCTGTTTCGCAAATTGGAGTTTCCACTGAAAGACATCAAGGCAATTTTAAATAGTCCGGATTTTGATAGAAGCAAGGCGATAGAACAGCAGATAGAATTGCTTAGATTGAAAAAGGAACATATTGAGAACTTGATGAATTTTGCACTTGGAATAAAAATGTTAGGAGTGAAACATATGGATTTCAAAGCATTTGATAGAAGTAAACTAGATGAATATGCTAAACAGGCAAAGGAATTGTATGGGAATATGCCAGAGTATAAAGAAATGGAAGAGAAGCAGAAGAATCGTACAGAGGAAGATGAGAAAATTTTGGCTGACAGATTTATGCTTCTCTTTAAGGAAGCTGGCGAAATGAAAGATATGAACCCTGCTTCTCCTGAAGCGCAAAATCTTGTGAAAAGAATACAGGATTATATTACAGAAAATATGTATACCTGTTCCAATAAAATACTGCGGGGATTAGGTAAGATGTATTCTGGAGGTGGTGATTTTACAAAGAATATCGATGAATATGGTGGGGAAGGAACTGCTATATTTGTTGACAATGCGATTCAGATCTACTGTGATAATGAACAATAATTGAAATAGATTTGTTCATTCAGAGAGTCGGGAAACTGGCTCTCTTTTTATTTCAGGGAGGAGGTGTTTCCGTGTATCCAGTAAGTGAAGCATTCCTGCAGGCGGTGCAGGAGAACACAAGAAGGTATTTTTGGTCGGGAAGAATTACGACAACGAAGGGTGTCACGTATGAGTTTGGAGCTGATGATATCGTAAAGGGAAGTGGCTATATTTCCAGTCAATGCTGCGGCTCTACTGAGATTGAGCTTGGTACGGTGTATGCAGCAGAGATGGGGATTACGCTTTTATCTGACATTGACAGATATATTTTGGAAGATGCTCTGGTGGAATTGTTCTATCATCTGAGACTGTCGGATGGCACATTTGAAGAGATTCCAATGGGAATCTTTGAGGTGTCGGAGGCTAACCGCAACATCAAGACGTTGGAGCTGAAAGCCTATGATTTCATGCTACGATTTGATAAGAGCTTCAATGGCTTTGAAACCATCGGCACGGTGTATGATTTTGTGAGCCTGTGCTGCAAGGCCTGTAAGGTGGAAATGGCACAGAGTCAGGTTGATTATGAAGCGATGCCCAATGGAACAGAACTGCTTTCCATTTTTACGGAGAATGATATTGAGACCTACCGGGATGTGCTCTACTATGTGGGGCAGGTTCTTGGTGGGTTTTTCTGTATCAACAGAGAGGGCAAATTGGAACTGCGGAAGTATGGTAATGAGCCTGTGATGGAGATGGAAACGAAGCATCGCTTTACCAGCAGCTTTTCCGATTTCATTACAAGGTACACGGCGGTTTCTTCTACCAACATGAAAACGGAAACGGCAGAGTATTATCATCTGGATCCGGACGATGGACTGACACTGAATCTTGGTGTGAATCCGCTGTTGCAGTTTGGTCTGAAGGAAACAAGAGAGCAGCTGTGTATGAATATCCTGAATGATTTGGCGGTTGTGGATTATGTTCCTTTTGATTCCGAAACAACAGGAAATCCTGCTCTGGATTTAGGAGATGTGATCCGGTTCAAGGGAGGACAGGCAGACGAAAACAGGATATTCGCCATTACTTCCATGCAGTGTAAGATTGGTGGAAAGCATACGCTGAAAGGGGTTGGTAAGAATCCGAGACTGGCACATGCTAAGTCTAAGAATGATAAGAACATCAGCGGGCTGCTGAACCAGATTATAGATAATAAAGAGGCTGGCAAGATTGGTATTCATACCTTTACCAATGCCAGCTCTTTTACGGTTGGCGAGAGTGATGTGAAGATTATTTCCATCGAGTTTGCACCGAATGAAGCGGTTATGGCGCAGTTCTTTGGCTCTGTGATTGTGGGAGTGAATGCAGACCAGGTGGAGAGGTCAGTGGTTGCAAGAGGGGATGTGGTGATTCCTTCGGTGGAAGTTACAGAACCTGTAGAAAATGCTGCAGGCAATGGCGGCACTGTGGATGCTGCAGAGAGTGATGTTGTGGATGAAACCAGTGGAGGTTTGGATAGTGCTGTTGCAGCAGAAGAACCTGTTGTGATTGGCAACACAAAAGAACAGACATTATCTGTGGAACTGCCTGTAGTCTGGAAGGAAGATGGGCAGGTGGTGGTTAATTTTACCTTTGAGTTCAATGATAACATCATCGAGATTCATCAGCCGGAAGAGACTTGGCATTCCGGGAAGCATTCCGTCATGCTGTATTATCCGATTGAGAATCTGGTGGCGAATTACAGAAACATTTTCAATGTATATGCCAGGGCATCAGGTGGAACCGTTACGGTGGATACCGGTGATTGCCTTGCCGCGATTATGGGTCAGTCTATGGGTGCGGGGGAAGCCTGGGACGGCGAGATCAAGATTGAAGAAACCATTAAGAAAGTAAAAGTTGGTGGTGTGCTTCAGATGTCTGCTATTGATGAAAATATCACCTGGAAGATTGATGAGCTTGTGAAGAGAACCTATAGTGATGTGGTTCCTGGAAGATTTGGAATCGGCGCGTTTGCAATGCCGGTGGAAAGGTAGGTAAGGATGAAGCTGAAAGGAAATATGGTCATCGAGATGATCGATGATGCCACCGGGGAAGTGGTGGAAAGAGTACAGGAAGAGAATATGGTGACGAATGCGGTAAATCATATCCTGGGATTGAATCCTATGGGTATTTTTTATTCTGTGGCCGGGGAGTATGATACGCATTTGCTTTGGAATGACAACATGCTCCCAATCTGTCCTAACATGATTGGGGGCATACTGCTTTACTCGGAAGCTTTGACAGAGGATGCGGACAATATTTATCCATCCACTGCAAAGCTTCCGGTGGCATATGCATCCAACGATGTCAATGCTACTGCGGATGTGGCAAGGGGAAGTATGAATCTGACGGAGAGTAAGCCGCTTGATAATGGGTATCGTTTTGTATGGGAGTTTACACCAAGTCAGGGGAATGGAACCATTGCTGCGGTGGCACTGACTTCCAAGCAGGGCGGTGTGGCGGCTTATGGCAGTATGGAGAATTCCAAGGCTGCCTTTTACCAGATTATGGAGACCAGACTGGAAACACAGACTGTGGAAGAGCTTGCGGAGTTGTTCAGCGCGGTGGAGGTGGATTTTGAGAACAATATCCTGATTAATATTCGATTCCAGGATAGTTCCGTGATCATCCATAAGAGAAGGCTTCCGGTGTTTACTCTGGGGCTGAATGACAGGCTGAATGATACGACGAATGACCTACTGGAAGAGAAGGTCATTTCCTGCAGTACCTTTAAGTTTCTGGGGAGCTATACGCCTTATGGGGATTTTCTGGACGGGCATGACGGGTACTGGTATGGATTTGCCAATCAGGCGAATTCTTCCGGGGATGCCAAGATGTACTGGGTGAAAATTAAGAAGGATGATTACACCATGACAGAAGGTGTGTGGACACTGTCAAATGCCTGCCTGAAAGCAATTGGAAGCTTCAAGGTGGATACCTATGCCCAGAGATCTGTGAGAGGTGTTATCCGGAATGGATATTTATATCTGACTGCTTATGACGATGCAGGCATTTATAAAATCAATCTCAGTAATTCCACAGATGTGACGCTGATTCCCTTTGGATTTACATCAGAGGGAAAATCGCAGACCGGTTCCGGTACCTGTGCGAATTATCTGTTTATGGTAAATGACCTGATTATCGGATGGGATTACCAGATCAAGCCGGATGATACGGTGGTACAGACTGTGGGAAGTACAAGACTTTTGAATCTGGGTACGCCGCTATTTCAGTATAAGGAGTTCTGCTTCGGATGGGGCGGTAACTATGGTTCGGATTACAGGATGTGTTTTTTGCTGACACCGTATCTGGCCAGTATCAATAACTTAAGTACTGCCGTGGTGAAGACTACGGATAAGACGATGAAGATTACCTATGAGCTGACGGAAGAGGACGGTTGATAGGGATAGCATTTTGGGATGAGGCAGTTGCTCTAGGGCGGGCAGCTGCTTTTTCTATACAATTTTTTAAGGAGGAACAGAGGATATGAAAGAGTTTTGGAGTATGGTGCAGTTGGTGTTTACGGGAATCGGTGGCTGGCTTGGCTATTTCCTGGGAGGGTGTGATGGTTTGATAATTGCATTGCTTTTATTTGTGGTGGCGGATTACATTGTCGGACGGCAAATTGATGGAAACGCAAACAGCGAATTATTTTTCCGACATTTATCCTATTGACTGCGCAGTGCTGTCTGCAAATGCATAGTCCTGTCAAAAATGCTGCACGTTGTTGTCGGTATTGTTTTTCCGCCTGAAATGCAAAAGGCCATGGATCCCATCATGAGACACACGGCCCATATGAAAAATTTAGTTTTTCTCCTGCTTGT